CATGTTCTTTTATCTTTCATTGCAACCATGATAGTATCAATCGCATGTAAATAAACATTCATTGAATTTTTATCATTTACATCCTTTACAAAAACTTTCGTTGTGTATTTGAATATTTCTTTTAATGTTTCTTTATCGGCTACTACTGAAAGTTGTCCTTTCATTCCTGCTGATTTATTTCTTTTCATCCATTGTTCAATTACAATGTTTCCGATATTTCCTTCATGAATTATATGGTAATGCGGATGATATGTGTCTTCGATTTCGTTATATGTTACTTCAATTTTTCGTACACCATTCCAAACAATTCCGTTTCTTTTCATCCATGCTGATAAATTGTGTAAGGCTTTTATTTGGTTTTCTATTTCCTTTCTTAAATCAATGCCTTTTACATTTTTTGCCGATAGTGTAGTAAAATACAAAACGGGAATTTCTTGAAATTGGCTATGGTATTTGTTTAAGGCTTTTCCGCTTCTTATACGATTACATGTATTACAGCATCTTGCATTACAATACTTGCTTGTAACCTTTTGCCCTTTCTGACTTAATACACTTGTGCAAGTCAAGGCATTTTCATAATATGCTTTCAATGGACTATCCAGAGTTGCCAATGGACCAACAATTTGTTGGGTGTACCATTTACTCCTTGCTCTTTTCTTAAATACTTGTAATTCAGGACTTTGTGAAAAATGTGGCAGTTGTACTAATGTATGAACAGAGGTATGTTCTTCAATTTGGTATAATTGAGCAAAGTGGTTGTTGTTTTCAAAAACAATATTATCTTGCATTGACAAATGGATTCTTTTAATGCAGTTGGTAGCTGCGTTATAAAAAATTGAAACATCAATTCTTCGCCGAATTGGTGTTTTTTTTTGCCTTACGGCAACCCGATTTTATTTCCCTAACATATTACCGCAGTTTATGAAAAAGGGGCTTAAATCGATTATTAAGCCCCTTTAAACTGCGTTTAAAACGTCAGGTGTGTCGTTGTCAATCGGGATGAACTTTCGTTCAGACATTGCGACAAAGCAAATATAACAAAAAAAGGGAGTAAGTGGCACCACTTACTCCCAAATTATAAACATTTTAATCGTTTAAAGCCTATTTAAGCTACTTTTTTAGCCTTTTTAAAGGTTTGTTTTAGTATTGTATCAGGCTTTGATGTATCTACCTTAATGGCATCAGCTATGTCAAATTCAGCCATAGCATCACTCATTTGCTTTACGAAACCATGTATAAATTCTTCGTTTAATTGAAAGCCAAATTCATTGGCAATCTTTTGCGGTTTCTTTCCTTCAGCGGCCAATTTGATTGAATAATTGACTTGTATCATCATTCTAAAATATTCAGACATTTTTAAACCTTGTTGTTCAGCCAATGCTTTTGCCCTATTAAAGTCATTTTCTGACAGTCTAAATCTGATGTTTTTAAAATCTCTCATTGTTTGTGTGTTTGTTAAAGGTGAAAGGAAAAACCATTTAAGCTGCTTTTGGTTTAAAAAAGCTTCCAACAATATCAGGAATTAAAGGTATTAATTCTTTAACCATTGTTATAGTGCCTTGAGGATCGGATTTAAATTGATTTACTAAACCTGCCAAATATTCGTTTTGTGGTACACCTGAAACGGAATCCATTTCGTCAAGTTCGTCTAATTCGTTTTCAAGAATGCTGCACCTGGTAGTTAGTTGTTCAATTTCTTTTAGTGCTAATTCTAACTTAAGCTTATTAATGTTGCTTTCGTTTTGGGTTTGGTAATTTCTTTCAATAAGGTCGAAAAAATAGCCATCGCCACTACTTGCTGCTTGTTTAAAGATATTGTTATTCCGTTCTTCGTTAATGTGCCGCCCTGTATTTTCTCTTTGTCCGCCATGTATGTTAGATAATTGTTCGCTACCTGATACCATATTGGCATTACCGGTTTGTTCTGTTTTTTCTTTTTCATACTCTTGAATTATCTTTTCCTTTTGTCGTTGTTGTGCTGCACTTGTTCGACAAATATTCGAGCAATATTTTTGTTCACTTCCTTTTGTATGTATCGAATCAAATTCGGTATTACATACCATGCATATTTTTTTCATTATAATTCTTTTTCTTTTTTAATTGCGTTGATTATTTTTCCGTCATTCCAAAATACTTTTCCATTACCAAAATACTTTTTCGGTGTTTTTAATTCTCGTTCTTCCTTTGTTTGTTCTTCGTACATCGATACATTATTTCCGTATTGGTCGCTTGTATCACTTATGCTTATTGTGTATTTTTTGAATGTACTATCAATTTGTTTTACTGATATTGAAATTAATGCTGACATTATTTATTTTTTTTAAGGTTTTGAAAAAAGTAATTATTCGATAAAATTGAATTTTATATCAGGTGGTTTGTAATCAACAAATGGCTCGTCATTTTTAAAATCGTACCATGTATCACCTTTCCATTCATGATAAGTATAGTATTCGTTATTTAATATTTTAAATTCTTCGGTTTTTAATTCTTCTACATCTTCACTTGCAATTTTAATATTTCCAAATGGTTGCCATGTTCTTTTATCTTTCATTGCAACCATGATAGTATCAATCGCATGTAAATAAACATTCATTGAATTTTTATCATTTACATCCTTTACAAAAACTTTCGTTGTGTATTTGAATATTTCTTTT